GGCAATCTTAACAGGAATTGATAGATCTACCTGTGTATTATCAGAGGTGTCAACTGATGCTTTGCATAATATAAAATGTTCATTGTGATGAACTGCTAAAACAGAAGTTGGAGAGCACCCTAGTGATACTAGCTGTACTTTAGTAAATTTTTCTGCTTTCTTAATGATGTTATCAGATAAAGCAGAGAATGACTTCTTGTTAAGAGAGAATGCTCCTTCAAATTCTTTTGAAGCTGCTGACTCGCCATAAAGTGGTAGCATACCATTCTCGTAAGAGACTCTGGCACTAGAGGCATCTTTTTCTATTTTTGGAGCAGCTCTCTCGAAGATTAAATCTCCAAGCTCTCTTCTAAATTTATCTCTGCCACCACCAAGTCCTGACAGCTCATGGTAAAGATCTGTTAGTTGTGATTGGCTTACAAATTGATTAGCCTTTGCAACTTTCTGTATGACATCTCTAAAATGTCCAATAACAGAATCTCCAGAGTTTCTGGCAGCAGCTTTTTCTAAGCGGTCTAGCACATAACTTGCTGGGTAACTCTTACCATTTTGTAGCTGATCTAGAGCTTTCTTTGCTTCTCTTGCTATATTTTTAATATCTTTCATTTTTTTCCTTATACAAACTTTTTAAGCTCTGGGAAAACATTTGTAAGAGCTTCTCTTTTTGATTTAGTCTGAGAACTAAAAACATTCTTTACAAAGTCATTACTTTCACTAATCTCATCCAATAATGCTCCTTTGAAAGTAAATACATCGTTAGTAGAAAAACCATACTCATCTGAAGAAAAATTGCAAACTGGAACATTTTTATAGGCAAGAGTTACTATGTCTCCATCGTAACTTGATACTGCCGACCAATCCCCGCCTTCTTTCACTTGATATTTTGGATCAGAACTTCTTACCAAAAAACCGTCCTCTACTCTCCAGAGATCATTATATTGATCGTTCATAACTTTGTAAATATCAAAGGCAATTTTCTTAAGACCTACGGCCTCGCTTAGAGCTATCTTATTCTTTTTGCTTACATCTTTTGTTCTTTTTTGATATAAATCAAATAAGATATTATCTAACTCTTTCATCTTTGATTCTCCAAGAATGTTAATATTTATTAATAGATAAATATATTCAGTATTTAGAATTCTGTAAAGAAATTAGTAGGAGAATCTTCTAATGGATTATTTGATTTGGACATTTCTTCTAAAATATTTTTTATCTTAGGCTCATTAAGACATATTTTTTTCAACTTCTTCACAATACCACCGTATCTTTTTTTCTGATTCTTATAGTCAATATTGCCATGCATAGCTTTATGAACAGCAGATTGTGTAATTCCAAGGTGAGTAGCTATCTCATTTTGAGTCTTACCCATCAGTCTCATAAATAAAATCTTCTTCTGGTGCTCTGTAAGAATATTCCCATGAATTACCTCGTATAACTCTTCTAGCAATTTCTCTCTAAGATCATACATTTTATCGCTAAAAGCATTCTCGGTAAGAATTGAACTAATACCTCTATTTTCTGAGAAGTTTGATATCTTCGAATAATCAAAGGAAACTTCAACTATTTTATACTGATATGATTTGCTCTTTTTTTTCATCCCCAATCCTCTGGAATAATTTGTTTAAATTCTTTTAAAAAAGAAGATTTATTTTTAGATGGATCAGCAAAATATTCATCAACATCTTTATATGGCTTTGGAATTTTTAAGAATCTTAATTTCATACCTTTGCTTAGATATTTGGAGTAAATTCTTTCAGCAGATTTTTGCCCAGCCTCATCTGAATCCAAAATAAATGTAATTTTTTCGCAATATTTTGACAGCTTATAAAAATGATATTGTGAAAAAGCTGTACCACAAATGGCAACACAATTATCCAACCCTCTTTGCGCCATTGAAATTTGATCAAAGTAACCTTCCACTACATAAACATTACTAGAATTTATTATTTTATCTTTAGAAAAGTTTAGTCCAAACAAAAAATTTGCTTTTTTAAATGATGAGTTCTTATATTTTGGTATCCCTAGATAAGATCTCTCATCATCATCTACTAAGGCTCTGCCGCTGATTCCGACAGAATCCCCATATTCATTAATCAATGGTATTACTAGATAAAAATAGTTTGCAAAATCACTGCTTTTATATCCAGAAATAATATTTGTATTAATTAAGGCTTCCTCATCTACATGCTGAATCAACATGCTGATATTTTGTGGAAAAAAACCTAGTTTATATTTATTTATTAGATCAAGACTTAATCTTCTATTTTTTCTAAGATAGGAAAAACATATTTCTGATTTTTCCAAATTAGAATGACAAATATCAATTAATTTAGAAATTTCATGATTCTTAGTCTGCATTTACTTTGTTGCCTTCAAAGTCGGAAGCTTGATTTTCTTGTACCATTTTAACCATAAATTCTGTAATATTAATCATGCAACTGCCATCCTTGCAGCCTTTTCCTATTACCTTTCCATCCAAAATTTCTGTTTCTACGCTTTTATTGCAAGTTTTGCATGGAAAGATAAAAGCCTTCTTTTTATTAACTCTCTTTATATCTCCAATATTTTTCATTGAAATTTTTGCAAATTCAGAGATTCCCTTTAGAGAATCTCCACAGGAGTTACAAACAACTTCATTTGTTTCCATATTTAGAGAGCCATCTGTTGTTCCATCACTGAGTCTGCAGCCTTGGTTGCATCTAAGTATCATAGTATTTCTCCTTCAATTTCGTCGTTAAAAGGATTATCAGAACTTTCTTCTATGGGCTCAGAAGTATCAGTAGACGCATCAGATCCTGATAGATAATGCTCTCTGATCATTGCTTCTATTTTATCCATATTTGAATTACAATGTTCAATTGCAGAATCTCTGGAGTTAAGTTTTTCACCATTAATAATATAGCTTCTATTATTTGGCCTTTCAAAGAGGCTTAGCTTAACTCCTGTTTCTAGTAGCTCCTCTCCCTTCCTAACTACACCTGATCTGAAGTCAACAAAAAACTCTCCAACTTTAAATGGTGCAGCTAATTTGTTTTTTGTAATCTTTGCCTTGATCTTGTGTCCCTGCTTCTCTTCTCTTGAGTCTAGAATTATGTTGTCCTCACCAGACATTGGCCCAACCTCAACCATGACAGAGCAAGCATGTTTTAGAGCCTTGCCTCCTGGTGTGTCCTCTGGATTACCAAACATTTGGCCTGGATTAACTCTTACTTGATTAATGCTAATCATGGCAACATTGGCCTTTGCAACTCCTGGCGTTAATTTCTTCAGCTCTACTGTCAAGAATCTTGCCACTGCTGCCATCAAAGCCTTGCCAACATCGGCCTCTATTTCCTGCGGAACTTGTAAATTAGCAATAGAGTCCAATACTATAACGCCCATCCTTCCGCAATCTAAATTAAGCTTCTTCTTAGTATCTGGGTGAATATAAGAAATTGTCTGACCTGCGGCTATCATGTCAAATAATCCTGGAATTTTGGTTAGTTTACCAGTTATTTTATTCTTCTTTACTTTCCCAACTAAGCCTCCAAAAATCTTAGATGCTTCATTACTCTTGATGAGGTAGATTCTATCATTATCTACGCCAAATTTTGCAGCCCACTGAGCACTATAGGTGAACTCTGCGTCTAGAAATGCTGCACAATTATCTGGATGCTCTGATTGCCACTCAGCTATTGCAAGTAGGCCAAGCAATGTCTTACCAGAGCTTGGTGCTCCAGCCAACTGAATAAGCCTTCCGCGAGGCCATCCACCCACTCCTAGAGCCCTATCTAAAGATGGAGAGGTTGTTCTAATTACATCTGTTCTAACAACCTGATCCGGCCTAACTACAGAGTCTGATCCAAAAAGATCCTCTAGCTGTTTCCAGGCATCACTTTCTGACATTATTTTTTCTTTTTCTTCGCTTTTCGACATACGTTCTCCTAATATTTATGATTCAGATTAGATGACTCTGGAGGCCTCCACCCAGCTGGTGGTTGCCAACCAGATGGCTTTTCCGGCTCGTCAGAGACTACCGCTTCTGTATTTATAAGCAGCAAGGCGATGCTTGTCGAGTTTTCTAGGGCTGTCCTTGTAACTTTTTTTGGATCAATAACACCAGCCGCCACCAAGTCCTCCCATACTCCACTTGAAGCATTAAACCCAATGTTTGTGCCTGTGTATTCTAGATATTCATTTAGAATTTTGTCGGGATCCTCAAAGGCATTTATTACAATTTGCTTCAATGGCCTAGAGCATGATTCCAATAGAACCTGTGCAGCCCGCCTAATTTCAGGTGGTGCCTTACCTATATCTACCATGCTTGCCGCACGATACAGGGCTGCGCCACCACCGGGGACGTAGCCCTCTTCTATTGCCGCCCTGGTTGCACCAAGAGCGTCGTCAAGCCTATCTCCCTTCTCTCTTAGCTCTAGCTCAGTGTTATAGCCAACTACAATTATAGCAGCTTTATTGTTCAAATACTCCATTCTCTTTTTTATATCAAGCCTGTCGGTATCTCCTATTAGCTTTTGCATATCTTCTTTATAGATTGACATCTTTGATTCCAATCTTTCTATGTCTTTTTTGCTTTCTAATATTTTAGTATCGTACTTGCTAATAGTAACTCTCTTTGCAAATCCAAGATCTGATTTTTTTAGATCCTGTGGCTCTAATCCAAATTCTGAACCCACAATTTTTGTGCCCAACAGTATTGACAAATCGTCTAACCACTCAGAGCTGCCTCTAGTATAAGATGGTAATTCTGTTGCTACACACTTTAATCTTCCAAGTTTATTGTTAGCAACTAATGTGGCCAAAGCTTCTTGCTTTAGTGATTTACAAATTATTAGAACTGGAGTTTGAGATTCACTAAGTTCAGTCAAAATGTTTAACCATCCGGCAGTCAAGGAAGTTATGTCATAAGTAGTTAAAATTATAGCACAGTTCTGAAAATCAATATCAGAACCGCCATCTATTATGAAATTTGATGTAACATACCCTTTCTTATATTCTATTCCATCTGCAACTCTAACATAGGATGTATTTCCAGGAGAAGCCTCTGCTGTAACAGTTCCTCTTAGACCCACCTTCTCAAATGCCTCTGCTATTAAGCTTCCCATTTCCAAGTCGCTATTGGAGGATATTGTGGCAATATTTTTAAGAGAATTAAAATCAGAAATTGGTGTAGCAATCTTATTTAGATTCTCTATAACTTGATCCCTTGCCCATTCCAATCCTCTTTTTAGATAAAGAGGATTATAATTTTCACTAATTAACTCGTTACCTCTTGAAAAGATCTCATGTGTTAAAACTGTGGCTGTTGTAGTTCCATCACCAGCCATATCAGCAGTTCTACCTGCTGCTTCTTTGACTAATTGACAGGCCAAGTTTTCTATAGGATCTTCTAATACGATCTCTCTTGCAACAGAAACTCCGTCCTTAGTAATGACTGGGTTTCCAATAAATTTTTGTAGAATAACATTCTTGCCTTGTGGGCCCATAGTTACCGCGACAGTTCTTGCTAACTTATCAATTCCAGATTGAAGTTTAGCTCTAGCTTCTTTATTGTAAGATAAATTTTTTGCCATTATCATTGCTCCTAATAATTGTAGCGATGCCTACTGCAACGGCATCTGCTTCGTCAAATGTTTCTTTTTTAATATTTTGTTTTTTATTTGTTTTTACAGTAAATGATGGAATTTCTTTTATAAATTCAAAACATTCTTCCTTGGAAGTTATTTTGAGGCCAAAAGACTTTGATATTAAACTTCTAATTGAAATAACAGCTAGTCTATCTGGATCTACCTTTGTCTCTTCGATACAGACCATAGTCATTGCTTCATTAAAAACAGATAAAACAACAATGGTTCTTGCAGTGCTTCTTCCTTTGGAAAATTTTGTAACATAATCTTCTACTGAAATTTTATCTGGATTATATTTTCTAATCAAATCCCTAATCAAAGGCTGGGTTTTTAAAGCCCTATTTGCAAGGGATAAACCTTCCTTCGGAGGCTTTATATGACCGTGCTCTAAGACTGTAATTTTGTCTTCTGAGCTGCCTATTAAGGCCCATCCTATCGTTGTAGAAGAGATATCAAGTGACAATATTTTAAACATAAAAAACCCCTGCATGAATAGTACTCCATGCAGGGGTTTAATTCATTCTAACTGTGAATTTTATTCTTCAAATTCAAAGTCAAAATCATCACCCTTAGGCTTCTGATCTGCTACCTTACCAGTAGAGCCGGTAACAGTAGCAGAGGTTTTATTGCTTGTCCACTTCATATACTCCATAATGTCAGCAGGATCTGAGGGGGCAATAATCTTGTCCAAGTTGATCTTGTCGTTAAACTCCTGGAGCTTTGACTTTAGATCGCCTGGAAGAGCCTCATGTGGATTTGGGGTTACACTGTAGAGTGGCTGAGTGCCCTTAGGTGCTCTGGTGATAGTAATATCATATCCAGTAAGCTTTCCCCAACGCTTGTTGGTGTAAAGAGACTTGATACCGTTGAAGACCTGAGGGCCTATCTCTAGTGCTTTAAACTGATTATCACGACGATCAAGAACTTTTACAAACCACCTAGCAGTGCGCTTGAATCCAGAGTCCTCTAGACGACGAATCATTGCTGGATCATCAATTGGACTATTGAACTTACGCTTGCTACCATCTGGTCCGTTACACCAGTGATTGTAAAACTGAATGGGATTACTCATAACCCTAACAGTGTTCTCTCCCTCTTCAAGTCTCATAAAATCAGACTTACCACCTGAAGAATCTGCTGTGTTCCAATCTACTTCGCCAAATTTCATATTTGCTCCTTTATTATTTTACTATTTATTGTGGAATGTTGTTTTGTGGAATTTGCCGCACAATGCGGACTTTATCAAAAGTCAGGTTATTCCCACTCAATATCATCAGAACTAACTTCTAGTTCTACATTTTGAGGTGGAGAAGCATCTCTATCCTCAAAATCATAGGCACCAAAAACTACGTTGCTTGATTTTTCAATTGGGTAATCCCTTCTTAAGAAGGTTTTGAAGGTGTAATGCCATCCAAAATAATAGCTTGCTTTATTTTCAAACCACTTTTTGGTAGCCTTTGCCAACGTCAACTTGTTACAAAATTCAATATATTCGTCATCTGCTTGAGCGAACCATTCTTTGTCTTTTGCTGTTTTATGCCCATCGTCTTTTGCTTTATTCAAGGCAGCATTAGACCATGCTTTATTCTTCATGGACTCATGTAATCCAATGTACCTATCTAATAGGGCAATCCTTTCCTGACAGAAGTTCTGTCCCTCTAGGGTTGTAATAAGACCCTGCTCAGAAATATTGAGATCAATAATCCCATTTGTGGGCAGCATTTCTGCAATCTTCTCTAATTCAGAGAGATCAATTTCTTCTGGAGAAAAATTCTCCAGACTTAAGATGTCTTTAATTTTTGCCATCTTCCTTCCTCTCCATTATGGTAGCCACCCCGTACAGGTGGTCAACCTTTTTTTCTAAATCTTCAAATTTTGCCATCCTTGAATCCAGAAGCCTCATCCTTTGAGTAAACATAATATTCAGCATATAAAATATTATAGCCATAGGTGTCTGTCCGTCCAGAGGAGGAGATACCGATATTACTACTCCATTGTGATCTGTTTCAAACAATGCTCTAAAGCAATCTTCACCATATTTATCAGATAGAAGTTTATAGTAGTTATATTCCTCTGCCGATAAATTTATTCTTTTATTTGCTATGGCCTTGATCAAACGACTCTCCTGACGCTGACTCCAGATTTTATAAGTGTTGGGGATTCATTATAAAGTCTTTTTAGCTTAGCAACTTTCAGATCCTGCTCACTCCTTGGAATTGGAGCATCTGTATCTTCAAAAGAATCATCCTCAAATGAATCTAGATCATCATCCACCAAAGATTCGTCATCCTCACTTGAGAGGATAGCAGCTGGTGATTTATTTTTATTGGCAAGAACAGCGTCTCTTCTTACCTGCTCTCTAATAATCTCTAAATTATAGTCGTCTTCAGAAACTGGAGATCCAAGGTTTCTTGCAGCATCGGCGTAAACCTCTTCTGCCGCTGAGGCTCTATTTGGGCTGCTCTGAAAAAATTCTGTCATTATGAATAATGAAATATCAAAAATAATTGATTGTTTCAAATCTAATGAAAAGCCCTGCCCCATTATCTTCTCTTTTATCATATTTAGCCTTTGCATGTGGAAGTCTCCCAATAGGGCTGCTCCACAAGCTGGGCACATATTTTTTGTTAAAGCATGTCTCATTTCATTAGAGACTTTAAACTTGCAAACTGAACAATTAATCATGTCGTTCTC